TATTAGATTATCTAGACGAGAAATCATACTTAGGCAAAAGTCTGGTGAGTTTGTTGAATTTGACCTGCCGAATATAGCAGGAGAGGATAAGAAAGAGACTTCTTCTATTGATAAGACAATTGAAAGAATGGAGGGAATATCGCCAGATTCTTTAGAAAATAAATCGCTGTTTGAATTTTTTGAATGCCATGTAGACTTAGAGGCCTCTCAAGTAGAAGAGGCAGATGGAAAAGATAAACTTCCCAGACCTTATATTGTTACCATTTGCAGTGATAGTAAAAAAGTAGTTTCTATTAGAAGGAATTGGAAAGAAGGGGATAATACATATAATAGACGACAATACTTTGTCAGATATTATTATTTGCCAGGATTTGGGATATATTCTTTGGGAATGGCTCATATCATGGGGTCCAATTCCATTGTGTTGACCAGTATATTGCGTCTATTAGTAGATTCTGGAACTTTAAATAGTTTTCCAGGTGGATTAAGAAAAAAAGGATTGAGAATAGAGAATAATGATAAAGCCATAGGGCCTGCTGAATTCCATGAAGTTGAGACGAATGATTTGCCAATAGACCAATGCATCATGTTGATGCCATATAAGGAGCCTTCTACTGTATTAGCTAATCTGTATCAATCTCTTATTGAAAGAACTTCTGGCATACCTTCAACGGCGGAAGCAGAGTTGCCAGATATTGGTGCTAATGCACCGGTGGGGACCACTTTAGCCATGCTAGAAGTAGCCAATAAGGTTCAATCTTCTGTTTTAAGAGGGCTTCATGTTTCATTAGGGGCAGAGCTAAAGCTCTTGTTTAACCTATTTGGCGAACACATGAGTGATGAGCCTTACCCATTCTCTGTGCCAGGTAGCAGCACTGCCATCATGAAGAAAGATTTCAGTGACAGGATTAATATCGTTCCTGTTTCTGATCCAAATGTTCTTACCAGCACTCATCGACTCATTTCAGCTGAGTCAATATTGAAATTGGCCTCAAGTGCACCTGATATTCATGATATGCGGGAAGTCTATAAAAGAATGTATTCCGCCATGAATATCGAGAATGTTGATAAGTTAATGCCAGAACCTCCTAAACCAATAGCAGTTGACCCCTTAACTGAAAACGCTTATATTATGACCAACAAGCCAATCACTATTTCACTGTTCCAAGACCACCAATCTCATATAATAGGTCACAAAATGCTTCTACAAGACCCGATGGCACAAGCGAATCCCCAAGCGATTTTTGAGATGCAAATTCATATTCAGAAACATAAGGCATTTGAAATTGTTAATCAGATGATTCAAGAAAAGCAGCAATTGATACAAGCTAATCAACAAAATATGAATCAGATGATTCAGATGGGAGGTTTCGTTCCGACCGAGATGCAATCTCAACAGATTCAAGAACGAACAGCTCTGGAACAACAGATTAAACAGATTCAGCAAATGGATCCGAATGAGGTATTAGCACTACCCGAGATTCAGAACAAAGTTGCTGCTATGGACGCAGAAGAAATTAAACAGCAGCAACAACAAGCTTTAGAAGAAGAAAACAATAAGAAAGCTAAAGAGCTTGACCCCAATCAGGTCATGTTGGCTGAGATAGAGCAACGTAGGGAAGCGTCTCTCCTCAAGGAAGAGGAGGCAAAATTAAAGGCAGAAACAGAAGCCTTTAAAGCGCAATTAAAGTTTGAAAGTGATAAGGCTAAGAGGGAGTCTCAAGAAATTATAGCCAGTGAAAAAAACCAGGTGGACCTAGAGATTGAGCATCTAAAAAATGACTCTACTCCGGTCTTAATGTAATTATTATCGAGGGCAACGGAAATGCGAAACAAGTTAGAAAGAATGGTGTCTGGCTATCATGGAGAAGATTCCATGAGAGATAACGCTCGTAAAATGTTTGCAGGAGAATTAAAGGAAGGGGCTCGTTACAAAGAACGAGAACCCATGTCTTCTCCGGCTAGAACAAACCTACGTCTATATGCAGAAGGAGGCTCTGTTGACAGCAACGGAATCCCAATGAAAAGGGGGGGACATTACAGACGACAGCACCGTCGTCATGCGCTAACCCATGAACAACATGACATGCATATTCCAAGACGAGTGAAAACCCCAAGGCTAAACATTGAAAAATTCTCAGAAGCAGAAGACATGAAGCATGGCGGACACTCTCGGCATCATCAGAAGCATCACGAACATAATCAGAAGCATCACGAACATAGGATGCACGAAGGCCATCATATGATGCATAAGAGCCATTCCCATAGAGGACATCGTAAACATCACTATGCAGATGGCGGGAGTTTAGCAGACAGTCTAGACCGATATTTTAGACCGGCTGCTGATTTTGCATCTAAATATGCTCCCAGAACTTCTCCTTACCTTGGAAGAGCTTATAATGCCATTCGAGAATATGCTCCACGAGCTCAGGGCATGTTTAATAGAGCAAGGGGTTTTTATGACACAGCCAAACAATATGCTCCTCGTGCCCAAGAGTTCATTAGCAAATTCTCTCCAGAGTATGGTGAAAAATTTGGCAGAGTGCGCTCTATGTTGGGATTAAAGAGAGGGGGTAAGGCCCATCACAGAGGGCATGATAGACATCATTATGAAGAAGGCGGTTCGGTATATGAACATGAAATGTTAGGAGAGCATCCAAGTCACCACCGCCCTCATATTAATTATGAGCGTGAAATGAGAGGAGAAAGAGAAATCTCTAGGCCTCGTCAATATAGGACTCATAATCCGGGCGCGATTGATGAATCGCATCCTCACCATTATGCAATGGGAGGGGTTGGTAAAATAAGGCACAAGCAGGCCGATAAGTATGGCCGTCCTTATCATCATCGGACCCGAAGGGACAGGTAATGCTCATAAAATTTTACGAGCAATTACTGTCCGATATAAGAGATAGACGCTCTATTATTTCAGGGCGTCTTCTCGCTGGGAATTTTGATACCTTTGAAGAGTATAAAAAGGTTTCAGGGAAATTCAACGGATTGGAAGAAGCGGAGCAGATTATAAAAAATCTGTACAAGGATATGTTTGACTCACACAAGGAGGTAATTATAAATGGAAGTATCATCGAATAAGTTAAGCTTCATTGAAGCATCGGAAGAACCGGAAGCTAAGGAATTCATTGAAAAGCAGTTGGGATTTCCGGCGCCTCGTCCTGCTGGATATCATCTTTATGTAAAGCTCTATATTAGAGAAGAAGACGTCCATACTATAAAAGATAAAGATGGCAATGCAATATTGGATTCAAATGGAAAGCCAATGTATATTGCTCTACCTGAGACATCAACCAGAAATGACAAATACAGAAGTTGCACAGCCCTTGTTATTTCTACTGGACCAGAGGCCTATAAAGGAGAAAGATTTAAAGAATCTGGGCCTTGGTGCAGAGTAGGAGATTGGGTAGTTATCCCAAGACACGAAGGAATTCAAGTGAATTATCGAGGCATCCCAATGATGCTGATTCCAGACGATAGGATTTTGTCTGTTATTGAAGATCCAAGCTATGTAACCAGAGATTAACAAGGAAGTGAACCATGGAAAATCAATATGAACCCATTGATGATTCTGCTGATATTGTTGAAGAGTCAGAACAATCTCCACAAGATTCTTTAGAAGAATCATCAGAATTGCAAGATGTCTCTTTTAACTCTCCAGGAGAAGAAGTTGAAGAAGAGCCTTCAGAGAAAAGAAGGCATAGACCTTCTGCGTACAATAGAATTCAGGAGATTCAAAGAGAAAAATATCAAGCGCTCGATGAACTAAATAGGATGCGGGAAGAAAATGAAGTTTTGAGAGGCCTCGCACACGAATTAAATTATAAAGCAGAAGAATCAGGCAATGCAGCCATGATTCATTATGATAAGAGCATGAATCTTAAGCTTGAGCAAGCCAAACTTAAGAAAGCGCAGGCACTAGAGAATGGAGACATACAGGCTCAATTAGATGCAGATGTTGATATTGCTTCTGCCACCAATGCGATACAGCAAATTAACTCTTGGCGGTATCAACAAGAGATTGATATGCAAAATAGACAGCAACAAGAAAAATGGCAGCAACAACAAGCACAATACCAACAGCCTATTGCACCAAATCCACAAATAACAACCAATTGGCTTCAAAACAATGCTTGGTATTTTCCTCAAAGCAAAAGTTACAATCCTGAGATGGCAGAAGCAGTGGCCGCCTATTCCGATAAACTTGAGAATTTTCTTTATCGTTCAGGAAGACCAGATTTAATCATGTCTGAGGAATATTTCCAAAATATAGATGAATACGTTAGTTCTTTAAATCAAAATTCAGAAAGGAGTGGTCTTAATATGAAACCAATGCGAGGCGGCGTTTCTCCCGTTAGAAATTCAGGATTCAACTCTTCTAGAACACAGAAAATAGCTCTGGATTCAAACGAGCTAGAGATGGCAAGACGGCTTGGTGTCAAAAAAGAAGAATTCCTTCAGCAAAAGATTGAGGACATCAAAAAATTTGGAAAATCTAAAAGGTTGTACGGAAGATAATGAGTAAAATAGAAGAAGAATACTACGAAAATTTCGAGGATATTTTAATGGAGATAGAGCAGAAAGACATTAAGCCTATAAGCGAGGCATTATCTGATATTCTTTATAGTGAAGATTATGCCAAGATTTTTTATGAAGATAAATCTCCGTTAGAGAGAATACTACCTTTCGTAAAAGATGATAATTTTGAACATTTTTGGTCTCTGGAGGCTAGCGTCAAAAATCTAGAAAATCAAGGATGGGAAATAGTAAAAGCAGATAAACATCCAGACATATTCAAATCTGGATCGCCCTATGGAATCAGGATGGATGGGATAGAGTATAAAAATCTTATTTTAATGAGGAGGGAGAAAAGTTTATGTGAAGAAGCGAGAACTGCTAAAAACACATTTAATGAGCCGAATATGTATTTAGATGAATTAAAAGACCTGGCTAAAGAATTCGGATATAAATTGGTAATATTCAAGGAGTAAGTCAAAATGGAAAAGAGAGCGCCTCAACGGATTGAGGAATCGAGAAGACTAGAGCTGAGAATAAATGAACTCAGACAAAAGAGTCACATGAACTATGAAGACCCCTTAAGTATCCCCAAAGAGCAGATACCTGATGGGTGGACCTACTTTTGGGTTAGGGAAAGTGTTCTAAACGAGCCAGATACCAGTCGAATAGTTGAAATGAAACGTAAAGGATGGACGCCTGTCCCATCAGATAGACACCCAGACTATGCCTTTGAGGATACATTTCATCGAGCCAGCCATCTGAAAGGCTATATAGCACATACGGGACTGGTTCTGTTCGAGCGGCCTACTGTTATCTGCAAAGAAGAGCGCCAGAAAAGGGATGCGCACAATATGAGGCTTTTGTGCTCCATGCCGGGAACAGAAGACTTCATGGGAGACAGGCATATCAAAGCCAGTTTCTTATCAGACCCTCTCCCAACTATCAAGAATGAATACGGAAATTGGTAAAATTGGATAGACTTAAAAAGGAGCTTGTCTTTTTTAGAATAGAGAGTATAATGTTTGTGTCTATCGTTAAGAAAGACAAACCAAATCTATTCTATGCTCAATAGAGCAGAATGAAAAACTGTTCTATTGATCTATAGATAAGAGCGGACCAAGCTCGTTAAATAAGGTCGAGGTGAAAATCCTCCATCGCGTGATTCCACGTGTCATTGATGATGTCTACAGAATGGATTTCTGTAGTGTGCGTTTCTTTGACATGGAGAGTCAACATGGCATATGGTACTAATGCTCCCTTTGGTCTTCGACCAGTTTCTTATTTGGGCAGCGGCCCAATCCCTTGTCCACAGAATTCCTATTTTGTTGCTTATAACTATGCTACAGCGCTTTTTACAGGCGATCCTGTTACTTTACTTGCAGACGGCACGATTGGTCGAGCAACCGGTGCCAATAACGGACCGGTGAGCGGTGTTTTTGCAGGTGTTCAATATTACGATGTAAACAATAATCTCGTTAATCTGCCGTATTGGCCAAATCCTGCACCGCCAACTTTTAGAAATCAGAATCCAGTCGCCTTTGTATTAGACGATCCAAATATTCTTTATGACATCCAAGCAGGAAACGCTGCCGGAAGTGGCGGCGCTGGTATTCTTCAGGTTGACTTATTCAGCAATGCAACGATTGGATTTGGAACCGCGGGCTCTACTGTTAGTGGTCAATCAGGAGCAGTTCTGTTAGCGATTGATAACACCGCAACTTCTCCTTTAAAGATTTTGCGTTTAACCCCTGTTCCAGGTAATGCATTCGGCGTTAATTACAACAATGTCATTGTTCAGATTAATGACAATCCATTACGCGGTAGCACAGGTTCAGGTGGAGTTTAATGTTAATCCGTTTCTAGGAAGGAAACGTAAAAGTTTAAGGAGAAACTAAATGGCTATTAATACAACTGCGATTGCCAACTTATTGAGACCTGGTTTGGCAGCAGTATTTGGCGATTACCCAATGTACCCAGCTGAATGGCGGGATGCATTTGAAGTCTATGAATCTGACAAGCAAACTGAAGTCGAAGTAGAAATGAGAATGACTGGTTTGGGTCAGATTAGACCAGAAGGTTCGCCCACAGCGGTGGATACCATGGGTCAACGTATTATTACTCAATATACCCATAAATACGTTGGTCTTTCATTTAATATCACTCGTCAAGCTTTAATGGATAATCTCTATAAGACCAAATTTCCGCTGATGGTGAAATCTCTAAAGAAATCGATGGCTCAAACCAAAGAGATTCTGGGCGCCTCTGTCTTTAATAATGGATTTAATACCAACTTTCCCATTGGAGATGGACAACCTTTCTTCAGTCCGAACCATCCTATTGATGGCGGTGTCTATTCAAACACCCCGGCTGTACCTGCTGACTTAAACGAGGCCTCTTTGGAGTCTTCCATTATCTCTATTCAATTGTTCAAGGACCAAGCGGGTCTAATCGTTATGACCAATCCGCTTAAATTACTTGTTCCGCCCCAGGGACAATTTGTTGCAGAAAGATTGCTGGGTTCTCAATTTAGAACAAACACAAACAATAATGATATTAGCGCTGTTTATAACTTAACCTCTATTCCGCAAGGATATAGGGTTAATCACTTCTTAACAACGCCAAATTCTTGGTTTGTTTTGACGGATGCGCCAGATGGTTTGAAGCATTATGTTAGGGAAGGAATCGAAACTGATGTTTACACTGACTTTTCGACAGACAATCTAATGGCCAAGGCCATTGAGCGATATTCCTTTGGTGTCAGTAATGCTCGTTCTGCTTATGGAAGTCCAGGAACCTAATTTTCTTAGGAGAAATTTATGGGGATTAATTTAATCTCTCCATCAACCTCTACAACAGCTTTCCTGATAACGGATACGGTTCACACGACGGGGGGCTCGAGTGATTCTATTCCTCAGATGACAAAAGTAGGCGGAAATACTGTTTCTGCTGCATTGGAAATTCAATCCACTCTAGGGGCACTTTTGTTACCCAGAATGACAAGTGCCCAAATTGCAGCATTAGCCACGCCAGCGCCTGGAATGAGTGCGTACAATACTACGATTAATTCAGTTGTAAATTATACTGCCCAAGGTGGAATTGCTGGAGCTTCGGGTTGGGCTTCTCAGGGGGGAATTGCCTCTGGAACTCTGACTACGGCTCAAGTCGTAGCAATGCATGGTGCTTCCATTTTATTGTTACCTGCTCCCGGCGCTGGTTTTGCAATCATTGTTAGTCAATTTATTATTGAGACTGTATCAACCGGTCATACGCCTTATGTAAATGGTGGAACGGTTTATCTACAATATTCTGCTAATGGAGCAGTTCCAAGTGGTACCAATATAGCAACTCCATCGGCTGGTATTTCAGCAGCAGCTGTTCTAGCTGCTGCTAATAACATTGCTTTAACGACCGGTGTTATTGGGGATACAACAGATGGACTTGCGACAACAGGTATCGTCATAAATTCACCAGTTTGTATTACCAATACAACGGCTGCATTTGCAAATGGCGCTGGTACAAATATCAACTGGTATATCTCATATAAAATTTTGCCAATCGTTTAATTAAGGGAGAGACATCCATGGAAGGAAAAGTAATTAAGATTGAAGAAAAGTATAGTCAATTAACTGAAGAGTTGAAAAAACAACATTTATTTCTGAATGAAGTTAATAATGCTTTAAGTCGATTAAAAAATGACAAGACAGTGACTCTTTCCAACATCGCTAAAATTGAAGGCGCTATTCAAGCCTATTCTGAATCCATTCGATTGATGAAGGAAGAGAAAATGGTTGTTTCGGGTGAGATAGTTTAATGCCAGTAGCCAGTGTTAGTTTGAATGCAAGTCAGATACTTAATTTATATAACCAGCCTGTTATAGCAGTTCCGATTGCGCCTACTCCGAATGTAAATGTTGTTCAAAATGTTTTTTTTGGACTGACGGGAGGAGATTTGTCTGTTCCTGCTGGCTCTCTGATAATAATAACCGATTCTTCTCTTAAAAACCAATTCGCATCTGCTCCCTTAAATGAGCTTTTTTCATATCAACAATATGGTCAGTGTTGTATTTCTTCTCCTTCAAATCAGTGTGCTTCGATTGCACCTTATTTGATAGGCCAACCATTGTATGTTTTTAGCACAGGTAAAATATCGGGAAGCTCTGGAATAATGAAAGTAACGGTTTGGTATGACACAACCACTATTCAATTAGAGAATAGCTAAGATGTCTTCACCTCGTGTTTATAATTGGCCAATACCGGCTGCTCAAGCAGTTTGCGCTACGCAAACAAATAATACAATTGTTTGCGCTACGCAAAACACTGTCGGCGCGGGAAATCTTGTTATAAATGGCACGGCGGCTAGTAATGGAACCGTGTCTTTTGGTTCCACGCCAACAACTATTTCTCTTTCATCAGCTAATGATCTGTCCGGAGTTAACTTTACGGTTACGGGGACGTATAATGGATCCGTCGTTACCAGTGTTGCCACAGCAGGTCCAAACAATAATACTGTGCTGGTGGCGCAAGCTTTTAATACCATAACAAACATAGCAGTCAGCGGGGCAGTAAATGCTGTGCAAGTTGGGGTTACATCTATATCTATAAATGGCTCTTTATCTAACAGCGGTTCAGTCGCGTTTATTGGGATATCAAGAACAGTTTCTCTTTCATCAGTTGATAATTTATCAACCATAAATTTTACCATAACAGGGACTTATAATTCAGCTGTTGTCAGTGAAACAAGAGTTGGGCCAAACAACAATACGGTTTATACTGCACAGATATTTGATACGGTCACTTCTATTTCCTCTGGCGCAACTGTGGCTGCTTCAGGCATTATATCCGTAGGAGGAAATGGCGTATCCATTGGTAGCGGAACAACAGGCAGAACCCGTTGGTTCTTATATGATTACGATAGGGCTAGCAGCGTCTTTTCTGCTCAAGTAGTCGTTTTGGCAAATAACATTACTTATTCTCTACAAGCAACCTTAGATGATGTTTCAACAGTTGCAGCTCCTTTCTTTTTCGATCCAACTGCAGCCTTAACAAACCAAACAGTCAGTGCTGTTGGAAGTTCACTGATAAATTCATTTGTCTATTGTTCAATTGCTGTTACAGCGTCAAATGCCACTGGCTCTTTGAGAGCAACCTTAATGCAGACGGGGATAAAATGAGTAGAGCAAAGAAAAATTGGATCCAAGGCGCCATTAAGAAACCAGGCGCCCTTCACCGCGCCTTACATGTTCCAACAGGTCAAAAAATTCCGGAATCTAAGCTTGAAAAAGCAGAGCATTCCAAAAGTCCATTGATGAGAAAACGAGCTCATTCTGCTCGAACTTTAAAAGGGTTTCATCAGTAGGGTGGATGGAGGATGATTAATTGTCAACATCAGGAACCTTTCTATTTCAATCTCCTCAGAGCGAGCAGATAATTACAGATGCTTATGAAAGAGTTGGCATCCTTCCTGACTTATTGACTTATCAAAAAATACAAACCGCTCAGCGCTCTCTAAACTTTATCCTATCTTCTTGGATTAATAGAGGCTTAAATCTTTGGACTGTCAAAAGAGAGATGTTGGCCCTCTATAACAATCAAAACACCTACAATCTCCCACAAGCAACCAGTGATGTTCTAGAAGTAACTATCAGAACCTCTAACCGTAATCTAGGAGGAACCCCTTTTGCAAGCAGTGGAGTCGCTGCGAATGCCTTTGATAACAATCCTCAAACCGCCTGCAGTCAAACAGCACCCGATGGGAATATCGGATATTTTTGGGGAAATGGGAATCAATACGCCATTGCAATGGTTGGAATACAGTCAAAGGAAACTTTAACCTACACACTGGTATTTGAATTTTCTAATGACAATGCAACCTGGACTCAAGTAGGAAATCCTCCTGCTCAAGCTTACACTCAAGGACTTATTACTTGGTTTGTTATCATGGTTCCAACCTTGGGAAGCTATTTTAGAATCAGAGAGACAGGGGGCGCTACTTTAAACATTCAGGAATTATATTTTAATACTGCTTTACAAGATACAATCGTAACCCGTCTTTCTCGAGCAGAATATATCGCGCTTCCTAATAAAAATCAAACCGGAAG